TGGGTCGAGCGTTTGCGCGAAAGCTCCATCACGATCCGCAGCGCCGCCTCCAGTTGCTCAATGCGGTCGGCGGCTTCGCGAATAAACGAACTTTTACCTTCGTCATATTCGTGGAACACGCGCAGCCGCGCCACCAGATCATCAGCCATGTCTTCCCTCCAAAACATCCATTATTTCTTTCTTTAACTTTTCTATTTGAAGCCGGGCCTCCGTTCGTAAGACGCAATCTTTCGTGACAAAATCCTCCAAGCGGTTATTTTGAACTAGCAATTCTTCAAATTGTTTTTCCAGCTCTTCAATGCGGTCGGCGGCTTCTCTCATTATGCCGTAAGATGGAGTGCCATACAGGTCGTTCTCTGAACGACGCAGCCGCTTCACAAGATCGTCAGTCATTGTTTTTCCTATCAGAACGGGACCTTAAATATTTCAAAACTTTAAAGCGCCTGCGTCTCATGTAACGGAAGAAAAGCTTCCTGACATGATTGCTATGTATTTGATAAATATTACCTATTGCCTTGTACGTAAGTTTTTTACGGCGCAACAAAAAAATGTTTCGGTATTCACTTTCCAACACTATGCAAAAGTTTCCGTGTTCATTGCGTTTCCATATTCGTCCACGACTATCAGTCATCGGGAAGATTGGCCGCTTTTTGACAAGATCGTCATCCATTTTTCCCCTCCAAAACTTCTTGCAAGTAAGTATTCAGCGACATTGCATAGTTAGGCGCGGGGATTCCGTCCGGGCCGTCCTCCACATCTACGTATTGGTCTATAAACGCGATGGCCGCTGTAAGCGCCTCTTCCAGTGCGTCGATCCTGCTTCTGTCCATTGCTTTTCTCCGTAGCTTAGTCGTTGCCGCAGTAGTTCTCGCCTTCTAGTTCCTCCACGATCAATTCACACTGCGGACCTGTCGGCACCCACCGGGCTTCCAGCCATTCGCAATTGTGATCTTCCAAAATGGAAGCCCCGACCAGCGCATCACTGGCGGCCTTGAACAAATTGTCTAGGTCGCGCTTTCGCTTGTCTGGACGCACGACAAGCATGGTCAACTTATACGGCCCCGCGATCTTTTCTTTCTGAGCCTGCACCGACAACTGCCAGATCGCCGCTGTCCTCCAAGCCGCGTACTGTGACGAGCGATACACGCCGCCGCCCTTCGAGGATCGCCAGAGCCTGTTCATGCTCGGCGGAAGAGGAAGGATAAATCTCAGGACTTTTGACAACTCTCTCTGCCTCCCTCGCCACGGCGAGCAACTTATAAACGTGGGCCTCGCGCCAGCCATACTCGCTGGCGATGATTCGTGTATCGCATCCGTCGCGAAACGCAGCCAGCACGTCGCGAGGTGTCAATTTATTGACAGGTGCGTGCTGTCGCTTAACCATAAAGGTCTGGCCTAAGCTTTTCGCGTGGGATGCCGGTCATCTCTGAGATGGTCCGAATGTATTTGAACGGAACCTTGTTCCAATTGCTAACCGCCTGTCTCGTCACGCCCAACCGGCGCGACAGTTCAGACAGGCCGCCAACAGCCAAGATCACGTCCATTAGTTCTGGTGGTCTCTGTTTCATGTGAAATATATTGCATGCAATAAAGGGCTTGTCAAATGTTGCGGGGCAGGCTATATAGAGAGGGTAAGCAATCGGAACGAAGCTATGAAACACGTCACAGACTTTACCTATCAGATTGAGGAGTACGAGGTGCCGGACTACCCCGGCCTTCTCATTCTGAACGCACATCTCAGCATCAGCATCTACCGTCTTGATGTGGATTTGGAATACTGCATCGACGCCATTCACCTCGAAAAGGCAGACGGCTCATCAGAGTCTTTCACGCAAGGCTCATTCATCTACGACGCTATCGTCCCGCACATCTATAAAGACGATAAGAAAAGCTCGTTCATCCTCTCTGAAGCCTACGAACACATCTAGGAGAAAAGCTATGAAAATGTCTGAGACCATTGCTGAACTGGCTACCGCTCTCTCGAAGGCGCAGGGTCAGATCGATGACGCCTCCAAGTCTGCCGACAACCCTTACTACAAGAGCCGCTATGCCGATCTGGCTGCCGTGCGCGCTGTGATTCGCGAGCCGCTTGCCACCAACGACCTTGCCATCATTCAGGCACCACGCGTTGTGTCTGGTGGTGCTGAAGTGGAAACTATGCTCGTTCACAAGAGCGGCGAGTTTATGTCTGAAACGCTGTTTATGCCTGCGGGCAAGTCCGACCCACACGGCTATGCAAGCGCGATCACCTATGCGCGCCGCATCGGCATCATGTCCCTGCTCGCCCTCGCTGCGTATGACGATGATGGCAACACCGCCGTGGACAGCGTGAAGAACGCGCCTGAGAAGAAGAAGCCCAGCGCTGATGTGATGGTTGCTGCCAATAAGGCCGCCAAGGAAGGCACCGCTGCTCTCACCGCATGGTGGCAGTCCCTGTCCAAGGAAGATCGTGCCCTCATCGACACCGACACTATCAAAGCGCTGAAGGCTGCCGCTAAGGAAGCGGAGAAGCCCAGTGAGTAAGTTGGGCGAGATTGCCTACGAGGCCGAGCTTGTTAGCACGGCTCTCCGGGCCTCCCAGCGCATCGCGGACCTTGAGTCCGCTTTGCGTCGGGTAATCAACGAGGTGATCCCTGACAGCGTGCGAGAGATGAACCAGATCGTGCGCGATGCTGAAGATATTATTGAAAAGGAATGGTGACATGGAACAGCGCACCGACGAGTGGTATCTCGCGCGCTTGGGCAAAGTAACAGCCTCGCGAATCTCAGATGTGATGGCAAAGACAAAATCAGGTTATAGCGCATCCCGCGCCACTTATATGGCCGAGTTAATCGTGGAGCGTCTGACAGGAAAGAAGGGGGACTCCTATCAGAACGCCGCCATGATGTGGGGGACGAACACCGAGCCACTAGCCCGCGCCGCGTATGAGGCGCACAGGGGGGTGCTGGTGGAAGAGGTAGGGTTCGTCCCCCACCCCACTATCTCAATGGCTGGCGCGTCTCCTGACGGCCTCGTCGGCGATGGTGGGCTTGTGGAGATTAAATGTCCAAACACTGCCACGCACATCGAGACGTTGATGACGGGGAACGTGCCGCTCAAATACATCTTGCAAATGCACTGGCAGATGATCTGCACCAAGCGCGAATGGTGCGATTTTGTGTCGTTCGATCCGCGCATGCCTGAGAATATGCAGCTCTTCGTGGCTCGTTATATGTTCTCAAACGACACAGCCTCGGACATGACTAAAGAAGTTACCGCGTTTCTTGCGGAGCTAGACGATAAGGTTTCCAAACTGAAGGAGCAGTATGGCGATGGCGTATGAACAGCGCGACAACAGCGGTTCTATGTTCAAGAACAACCGCAAAGAAAACGACAGGCAGGCAGACATGACTGGCTCCATCATGGTGGATGGTCAGGAGTATTGGCTGAACGCATGGCGCAAGATCGATAAGAACGGCAACCCTTGGTATTCCTTCTCCGTGAAGAAGAAGGAGGGCCGGCCCGCCTCTATGGCTCCGTCCCGCCAGATCGCTTCTGATGACGAAATCCCTTTTAATTAACCTCCAAGCGTGCTATCCCTTGCGCTTGGAGGTACTTAAGGGATGAAAACTTGCAAAAGATGCTCAATGAGCAAGCCTATCAATGAGTTTTATACACACCCCAAAATGACAGATGGGCATCTGAACATCTGCAAGGAATGTGTAAAAAACCGCGTAAAAAAGCATAGGCGAGAAAATGATAGCGTCAGAGAATATGACCGATGGCGCTATCAGAACACTAAGGGGCGAAAAGAAAAGGCAACCTTAGTGGCAAAGCGGTGGAGGGAAAGAAACCCAACCGCGTACAAAGCACATACTGCTCTTAATAACGCAATAAGAGACGGTAAACTTATGAGACAAAGATGCCAAATATGCGGCGATGAAAATAGCCACGCTCATCACCATGACTATACAAAGCCCCTTGATGTTGAATGGCTTTGTGCAAAGCACCATCATAGAAAACATCATGGACATACATGACCATGGACAACGGGCCTCCCCTTTCCGAACAGTTTCGGATCATCGCCAAGAGATGGGTCGAGCAGGATTCTGCGGCCTCTCTCTTGGAGGAGAGCAAGTCCGCCGTGCTAGCACAACGCATGGCGGCCTTGGGTGAAATGCCGGTCAGCAAAGCTGAGATGCAAGTCAAAGCTTCTGACGAATGGCACGAGTATATCGAAAACATGGTGGACCAACGTAAACAAGCCGCCATGCTGAAGGTGCAACTGGAATACATCCGAATGCGGTTTAGCGAGTGGCAATCGCACGAAGCCACTAAAAGAGCAGAGATGAAACTTTGATCACGGTAGAACTAACGCCGGAAGAAATTGCGATGTGCCACGCTCTCGGCAATCTTCGCACTTTCATGGATCGCATTGTCGGCGTGGTAGACCGTCAGGTAGGAAAGAACGAGCCTAACGAGATTGATGAAGATGGCGTGCTTGCTGAATTTGCTTTCTGTAAGCATTGGAACATCTTCTTCAATCCCGTGCCTCACCCGCGCAAATGGTCTTTCGACTGTTTGTTGAAGGGAAAGCGTATCGACATAAAATCGACCCGCTACAAAAACAGCCATTTGTTTGGCCCGAAAAGAAGGAACGAAGAGATAGATGTCTATGTGCTGGCTATCGTAGATGGGAGCCGTGTGCATTTCCCCGGATACGCGCTAGCTGACGAGCTGTATGATGATGCTCGAATCAAAACAGTAGGCGGCAGAACATCGCACGCCATACACGTATCTGAGCTAAAGCCATGGAAAACGAAAGGATAAGCTATGAAAAAAGATGAAGACCTCATCAAAGCCGCCGAAGAAATGTTTGAGATGGCAGAGAAGATTAAAGACAAAGTTGGAGAAGATGTAGAGGAACTTTTGGATACTTACTCTGAATACCCCACCTTTATGCTTATCTCTATACTCACCAACGCTACGGTAAAAACCATTGGCGAAAATGCACCGTGCCAAGACTCAGCAGAATCAACACTGCTTGCTTTGTGTGAAGCAATGCAGATGTCCCTCAAAATTATGATTGAAGAAAAGCTCTGCGGCTTTCAACAGACAAAACAATGAAACGGGTACGCATCACAGCCAAAATGCGGGCTGACATTTTTATGCGGCATGGGGGCGTATGCCATCTGTGCCAAATGAAGGTGCTGCCCGGACAAGAATGGGACGTAAGCCATGAAATCCCTCTCGAATGCGGTGGTGCTGACGATGCTAGTAATTGGCTGGTTGCTCACCGCCGCTGTCATAGGACGCATACTGCTACTGTGGATGCGCCAATGATTGCAAAAGTTAAGCGCATACATCAACGTCATATCGGAGCAAAGAAATCTAGGAACCCAATACCCGGAGGGAAAAACTCAAAATGGAAAAGAAAAATGGATGGGACAGTAGTTAGGAGAGAACCGTGAGATTCGTCTACACACTTAACATGCCGTCCTCGCAAGGCTCGCTCGTCCATCAGGTATCTGGAGATTATCCAGTTAATAGCGTGGAGGAAATGTGCGAGGTGATGAACAACAATATGTTCATCGTGGTGCGCCAACACTACAAGGATGGCCCCGCAGGTCCTAATGGTGAAATAGTCTGGGTCGATGTTGGCCCAGTTATTATAAACACAGAACACATCGGAAAAGTTCAAGAGTATATCGAAAGGAAAAGCTATGGTGGAACATACGGAAATCCTCGCAGCATGCGCGAGAACATTGAAAGAGCGGTCCCATCAGTACGGGGCCGTAGAGACATGTTTTGATCGCGCAGCCAGATTGGCTTCCATCCGATTGGATAAGCCGGTCAACATGTTTGAGGTTGCGGTGATCATGTCCTGCATCAAGCAGGCCAGACAGATCGCGAACCCTACTCTTGCTGATAGTTGGGTCGATGGCATAAACTACGATGCTATCGCGGCGCAGTTCGCGCCCACGTTCTTTGCTCAAGGTGAGTTGGAGAGTGACATTGCCGCTCTAGCAAGGCGGTTAGCTCCGAGACGGGAGAATACGAATGCGGAAAACAGTGGCGACACTAACAGCAACGGCGCTTATGGCGACCGCCCTGACGCACCCTCTGGCGGCTAATGAATCCGCCGCAGATTTCTTCCGTAAGGATAAGGAATATTGGAGTAGGGGGCTAAAAGCCCCCGAAACCTCTTGGGCCGGCGGCCTGTATTTCATGCCATCAGACCCCTCCAAGGCTAAGGTTGCGGAGATGGTCGCCAAGGAAGCGCGAGCTAGGCTTGGCAATGAGCATGTAGAATCCGCCCTCCGTCTGACCAAATTGGAGAGCGGATACAGGTGCCATGTCCTTGGCCCTAAAACGCGCCACGGGCGGGCTGTAGGCCCGTTGCAGGTTCTACCCTCCAGTGCCCGCGCGCTGGGCGTGGAAGACCTCCATAAGGACTGCAAGGCGCAGATCACCGCCGGCATTCTCCACATGGAGAAATGCATCAGCGTGGGGGCTAAGACCTATAACCAACTTGCTGCATGCCATGTGGCTGGATGGGGCGGCTGGAACAAGAAGCTTAATTGGAAGGCGCAAGCCTACCGAGCTAAATACGTGCGTATGGCTCAAGCCTCCAAGGTGCCGGCATGGGCGGGGACGCTCTCGACATGGTAGAAGCCCTGCTTTTCTTTGCGGTCGTGGCGGCCTTCTTCGCCACTATCGCATTCGCTGCTTGGTGCAGCATTCTGATCGTCGCCGCTTATGACCTACTTATGGAAAAGCTAAAGGAGATGAGATGAAAGAGGATATCGATCAAAAAATCCTAAAGCTATGGATGGATGGAAAGATAGGCTCTGAGATAGCTGCAAAACTAAAACTAACCCGTAACTCCGTGATGGGCCGCCTGTACCGGATGAGGAATAAGGGCCTGATTGAATACAAAGACCCGGTTGTCGCCGCCAAGGCTTCCGCTAGTAGAGCAGAGAACCGGGTCCCACGCGCGAAGAAGCCGTACCGCAGTCCTTACGAGCAACCGCAACTGCCATTCCCAGTTAAGCCGCGTCTCGATGGCGTTAGCTTAATGGAACTGACTAGCTCGTCGTGTAGGTATGTTTTGAACGATGGCGCACCTTCGCAATTTAGATTTTGCGGCGCACCTAAGAAAACCGGCTCTTACTGCGAAGATCATCACAAGGTTTGCTATTACAAGCAGGCAAAATCTGACAGGAAGAATTTTGTTAAAAAGAAAGTAACCTTGGCAAATATTCCCGTCTTTACGGGAGACTACAGGAACTGATAGCCTGATTGAGTCACATGAGTGACTACCATTAACCGGCTAATGTTCCGGCCCTTGGTTTTCATGAGTGAGACTGTCACAATTGACTTGCCCCGGCTCGAAAGAACCGGGGCATTTTTGTTTACTTGGCTTCCAAAGCCTTAACGCGCGCCGTCAAATCCTGAACAGCATTTATCAGGGCGTAGACAAGCTGAGACGTATCAAGATTGAGAAGCTGCGTTCCTTCATAGTTGTAAGTCCCAACCATTGAAGAGAACGGAGTGTCTTGCACTTCTTGAGCAATTAGACCGATGTATGTTTTGCCGTTTTCTGGCGTGCCATATAGCCCGTTGTATTGATAGCTAACCGGGCGAAGAGTCAGAAGGGCATCAGCAGAAAGCGTATAATCCTGAATGTCCTTCTTCACGCGAACGTCAGATGTCGCGATCCAAGAGCCACCACCCGGCTTTGCCGCATCCGTACTGTTTACTTGAAACAAACTGGTGGTGATATTCATGACCTGAGTGTTAGATGTATTTCCAACTTCCCAGTTCAATTTCGTCCCGCTATCAGACGAATACATAGAGCAGTATGCACTAAAATTAATAAACGTGTGGCCTCCGAAGGAAGCAAAAGACGCATTACCAGACGAAAAAGTATACCCAGTTCCGCTACCTGTTCCTACGGTTGCGGTTACTCTACCAAACGAGCCGTCTCCAGTCGTGCTGATTGAAGTGTTGCCCCCAATCGACCCGCCAGTGATGCTGACATTGTTAGAGTTCTGTGTGGCTATGGAGCCAAGGCCCAAGCTGGAGCGAGCGTTGCTGTCGTTCGAGATACTAAATCCGACAGACACCGCGCCCGTGGAAGGGCTGGCGGAAAGGCTAAACCCAGACGCAGAGCTGGAGGCCGAAACAGACGAGACTGCGCCCGCAGAACCGCTGCTTGCCGATGTCACTCGGCCCGTGGCGTCAACCGTTACCGTGGCATTGGTATAGGTGCCCGCTGAAACGCCGGAGTTAGAGATTGCAATTGAACCGCCGGAAAGGGACAAGCCCGTCCCGGCGCTAATCTCTTCTATAGCGCCCGTGCCAGCAGTCGTACGGCCCAGCAAGCGACCAGTAGCGACTGTAAGGCCGGAACCGGTCACAGCGCCAGACGCCGCTGCACTTAGATTAGAGCGAGCCGTCGCAGCATCCGTTGCGCCAGTACCCCCGGCAGCCACAGGCAGCGTGCCCGCGGTAATCGCTGAAGCAGATGTCGAATAAAGCGCACGGTTTGCCGCCGTCATGGTCGAAAGACCAGTGCCGCCATTCGCGACGTTGAGCGTGCCCGCAAGGGTAACGACCCCGGCGGTATCCGTGTTGGGCGTAAATCCAGTAGTACCGGCATTGAATGTCGTGACGCCACCGGCAGAGCCGGTCGCGGAAATGGTAATGGCTCCATTCCCGTTAGTGATTTGAATGTTTGAGCCTTGAGTCAGCGTTGCAGGTGTCAGCCCACCTGCGTTGTTTCCAATAAGTAGCTGGCCGGGAGTGTACGTCGTCGCGCCGGTGCCACCATTAGCGACCGAAACAGGCGTTTGGAGGTTGATAGTCGAACCAGAAACATTGATCCCGGTTCCGCCGGTAACAGGAGAGTTATCGGCAAGATAGACGCTAGCGGTAGCCTGATCGACCCAAACAAACGTATTCGCGTTCCGAACAGCAAGCACATCATCGCCGGGCGAGCCGCCAGCATTGCGAAGGACAACCGTGTACGCGCCGGTCGTGACGTTATCTACGATGAAGAACCCGGAGATAGTCGCTGGGAAATAAACAATCACATTCCCAGACAGTGTGCCGGTGAACTTAACATGGACATTCTGGCACTGCGTAGTGGTCAGGGTCACGTTGACGTTGGTCAGCGAGATTGAGACCGTGCCACCAAAGGCATTGTCGATGATGTCCCAGTCGTCATTGATAGGCACCGTCCAGCCAGTCGGGTCCGACGCATAATCCTGATATGCGGGCTTTTCGATCTGTTTGTTGGTCGTAAAGCTCGATGTCATTTCGTGACCCTCAGATATGCCTGTTAGCGATCTCCAAAGCCTTCGCTATGGACTCATCATCCGACTTTAGCAAAGGCTCTGTAGACTTGTTGATTTCTTTTTTAGCCCGGTCGGCGGCAGCGACTAGACGTGCACCAATTGAGGATGCGTTCACTTTGCCGCCAGAAGCGCGCCCCTGCCTGTCTGGGCGGATCGTAACCGGAGGCGGGAAGTTTTCATCCGGCTCCATTTCTTCAGCCGCGCGACCAACGGCGTAGGAAGGCATCCTGACCATAGCAGGGATTTTGTTGTACAGTTCCGCACTCTTTTTGGGAACGCCACTAACAGCCCCAACCGTTCCCAATGTCGCGCCGGAAACGGCAGGCGATGCAAACGGAAGGCTCGCAACATGCCCCATAAGGTAATAAGGGTTTAAGCCGGCCAAAGTTGATGCAGCCTGTCCGGCAAACTGTCCAAGCCCCTCAGTGCCGAGCAGCGTTCTTCTGTAATTCCCATAAGGGAATAATTCTGAAAGCTCCATCCCGGCGAGCATATATTTCAAATCTGGATTGTACTTATCCAGATCATCCATGATTTTTTTGCCTGCTGTGGAACCTTGCGTCTTCAAAAGACTGCGAATTTTCTTTCCGACGCTAACATCTTTATCGGTCTGGAGTGTGCTTCTAATTTCACCAAGGTTTTTAGTCGCGTCCCCATATGCTTCCATGATTTTCGCATACTGCGGATCACGAGCCGCGATGGTGTCGTAAACGGATTTTCTGACGTTAGAAATCACACGATCAGCGTTTGCATCGCCTTTATATTGATTTCTAAGTTCGCTCAAACGCTGCTTAAGAGCGTCCATGTCAGCCATAGAATTAGCGCCCGGCCTAGCTGGCTGGCTCTTCCATTCATCTATGAGAGCATAAACGTCTTTAAGAGCATTCTGCGCTGTTTGAGATGAAGTTTTCCCGAGACTCGTAATACTATTGACCTGCTTATTGAACGTGTCATCGATATGTCTGAACGGAAGCGGTGTGCTATTCGCCCTTATGCCTTGCATGCTTTTTTGATATTCAGCATTTCTGGCATCGCGAACATCTTTAATCGCCTGATTAAAAGAGTCGATTACCTGATCAGGGGTCCCCTGTTTGGTGTAAAATTTCCAAAACTCAGGATTGAGCGTTGCCCCAGCATCAACAGCCTGTTGAAGTGACCGAACAGATGCGCCAGACCGCAGAGACATGAGGGGCGCAGCGCCATACTTGGCGGCCCCTTCTACTATTGCCCCTGTACCTTTAAGAGCCAGATTGACAGGATCAATAGCCTTGCCGGCAGCAGAGGTTATTTCTCCAGCCTTCCCGATTAGCCCCGGCGCACGAGCCGCTGCACCGCCACCAAGCGTCAGTGGGACAGATATGTCCGCCATGACGCCAGCAGGGTCTTGTGCAACGGCTCTCTTAAACCCCTCCCAGCTTCCGTATCTATCCGCAAAATAGTCGCGCATTGCGTTGGCCGCGGCTTCGTCTCTGGCTTTTTTCTCAGGGTCCTGTTGAACGCCCACAGCCCCAGATGCTTTTGAATATAAACCTTTTCCAAGCTGACCAATCGCTTCAGCAGTTTCAATGGGATGCAGAATAGGCTGCACCATAGATTGGGCAACACCTACCGCGCTGGATGGGAAGTTCACTGCTGCCTGTTTTAAAACGTCTCCCATCCCGATATCAACCGGGCCTTCTTGGATACGGAAAACATCATCCCTCGACGGCTGAGGTGACTGCGGAGCAGGCTCAGATTTAGCAGAGCTTCCAAAAGCCTTGTCCATCATCGGCCCCAGAATGAGGCCGACCGGATTTTTGATGGGCATGTATGGCTCATAAGATTGAGCTTCAGGCTTCTCTACTGGAGCCGATTCAATCTTAAAGACTTCTTCTTCCTGAGCCATTACTGCCTCACAAATTCGCCGTTTCCGCGATACCTGAGCTTAGTCGGCTCAGTGATATTCGGGATGCCCATGCCCGGCTCAATGATGTACAAAGCACCGGCCTTCAGCTTACCTTCATCAATCTTATTGTCTTTGAGGGGGACCGCTCCGCGAAGAGCAATCTCGTTGTAGGCGTTATCAAGGAACTGGTTGTTTGCATTTTCTTTTTGCTTTACCCATTTTGCCACAAACTCAGACTCATTGAACCTGTTGCCAAGTTTGCGGCGTTCTTCAATGGCATCAGCCAAGAATTTGTCCGCACGGTCCAATGCCGCAATGCTTTCAGCAAGGATTTTTCTGTTAGCCTCCGGCTGGAGGCCGACATTTGCACCAGACTGAATAAGGCCCTGAATTTCAATGACGCGCGGCTGACCACCAATTTCAGCCAAGCGACTGAAGACCGAACGCATAGCGTTCTTGGTCGCGATCTCAGCCTGCGTTGCATCCATTCCAGCCGTAGATTCAATTGGGATTCCAACTGAACTTAAAGCGGCTTGGAATTGAGCTTTTTGCTCTGCAAACTTATTGGATTGCAGAATTTCAAGCGCCTTAGAAAGGCTTTCAAGCTGGGCACGGGCCTCGATACGAGCATATTGACCAGCGCCCTGATCATTGAAGAACTTCCTAACATTAGGCATGTTCTCAATAGATTCTTTGTATTCAGCCCAGCCGGGAACTTCGACCTGACGCATGTCTGGGCCGATACCATACCCGCGATCCATCATTTCCTTTTCAACGCGAGCTGCTTCTTCGTAAGCCTTCTCAGCCGCGCCGGGTTGATAATATTCCGCTCGGTCGCCCGCTGCGCGTATCAGCACGGGATTACGCTTTGGATCAAGCTTGGAAAGGAAGCTTGGGTCTGTAATGTTGGGTTGCGCGGTTTGAACAGGCTTAGATGCTTCTTCAGCAACAGCAGCAGCCCCCTCAACTTTCTGAGGGGCCTTCTGGTCCGTAGAGGCCGCAGCAGGAGTTGGTTCAGTAGTCTTCTGTTCAACAGCAGGGGCCGCCGCCGGCGCGGACGTAGCACCTTCCGCAGTAGCCTTCCCAGCTTGAGAAATTCGAGAGCCGCCACTGAGCGACATCGATTTAGTAAGCTCTTCAATTTCTCTTTGAATTTCAGGGGGAACCGGCTGTTGTGAACGAGCGAGACCCGCTGCAATCTGTTGAAGTTGAGTGAGACGCTGCATACGGCGCTGAACGTCTTCACTTTCGGCCCGCATGCGAGAGGTCGCAGCCTCTTCACGCTTAATTGCAAGCTCTTCCTGACCACGGCCCTGTTCGTCAAACGCTTTCGTGCCAGCCAGAAGGCCCGCAGAAAGAGCTGTCCCCAGATTGCGCGTGGGCGTCGTACCCATCGCACCAATAGCGGTCAGCGCAGGAATGATAAACTGGCGGCTCGTGAGGAACTCGCTCCAATCCTGCTCCTTGCCTTCGCGGGTCTTAGGAGCCGTGAAAATTTCTTTCTTTTGCGGCTGAAGACCCGGCTGTTTCACCACTTCCGTCCCAGCGGCGACACGTTCTTGGTCGGCAGGAACAAGCCCACGGGGTCGCGCGCCGCCAGTATCGACGCCGCGAACAAACCGGGTCGGCCCGATGTCCGTGTATTCTCTATCTCTGGCCCAAGAAGGCACGGCGGCGCGGTCGCCAGCCGTCTGAGCAAGATAGGCTTGAGCAGCGGGAGCGTAGAAGTTCAACGCACCACCGGTCGGGTCTTCTGCCCGAGCCATAAATGCCTCACGAGCCATCTGCATGCGCGGGCTATCAGGGGCATAACGCATGGGATAGTTGGGAGCATCAGTACGGCTCCACGGTTCAAACTGGCTTTTAGCGGTGACTACATCGCGATAAGTGTCACCCCACCGGCCAGATTTAAGTCTATTTTCAATCACCGCCGCAATGCCGCGCGCCTCATCGGGGTCTTTCCCACCCATTTCGGCAGCGATAGTGCGGATAGCGTAGTCTTCATCGGAAACGCCGCCATCGGTAGCGTACCCATGCCGACCCGGAACTAGGCCGCCATGATACCGCTCGTCGCGAGCAGCATCTTCAGTCGCGCGCTTATAATCAACCGTCTTATACTTACCAGAACGGCCAACAGCGTCAGGATGCTCCTTCTCCACCTCTTGAGCCATAAGGCCAATCTGAGTGCGAGGATCACCCTTATAATTGAAGCGATAAATGTTCTGCCCATCATTGGTCTTGCCAATCGGCTGGACATTTTCCTTGGCTTCCCGATCCGAAATAAACGGAAGGAAGGCAAGAAGCGCGCTAAGGCCTTCACCCGCAGCCGCGCCAATTGAACCAAGGGCGCCCAAGCCAGCAGCGGCTTCGCCCGCAGCAGCCGCACCAGCGCCAAGGCCCGCCGCCTCCGCAGCGCCAGCGCCCAGACCCGCCGCCGCAGCTTCAGAAGCCGCAGTGCCGAGACCCGTCGCAGCAGCAGCTTCGCCGCCCGGAGCGAGCAAGGAACCAAGTTTATCAATGCCTTTGGCCCCGAGCTTCCCAATCTTCTCTGCCGCGCCAAGACCCTGCGCTAATTGACCAATCCCGCTCTGCTGAGAAGCCGCTGCTTTTCCGGCAGCACGAAGCTCGGCATCGTTCGTCGGCAGTTTGCGAATTTGCTGTTCTTCAAGAACAGAATCAGGGATGTAGCCCTGATTGCCGGAAACAGACCCGTAAGGCAGAGACCCGCCAAGATACTTGTGCGGGATCAGGCCGCCGCGCTGATAATCGTAGCCGGGGATGGAATACTTTTCGTCGCCCTCAAGCGGACGAACGTATTCCTTTGGCGCGCTACCCTTAGCGGGCAAATCAGCCGCAGGAGGAGAGGCCGGGGCCGGCGTAGATGTATCACCGGGACCTGCAATCTTCTGCTTAACGGATTCATAAGCACGACGGGGCAGTCCTTTTTCGGACGTAAGCCTGTCAGCCATATCGCCAAGCTGCGCCCATTGCTGCGCGGTTTGATACGGTGAAATAGGCTTCTCAGGGCGGAAATCCGACGTCAAAATCTTGCGCGGAATTGGCAAAAATTTGGCCGGAATATAGGTCTGCGCGCCGTAGGGCGTCTGACCTAGCATGTTTTGCATATATGGGGCGTAGGGATTCGCTTGGCTGGACTGGATTTCGCCAAGAGTGGTCGAATCGACAAGGCTGCCCTTCGCATAACCCGCGCGGCCCCCGCGCTTAAACTGCGACGGGGCGGATGTCGGAGCCGATGCGGGCTGCGACTGCTGGGCCTGCGAAGATGCCTGCGGCTGGTTCTGAGACTGCTGGGCGGGCATCAGGCCACCGCCGTATCCACCATAACCACCGAGATTGCCGTAGCCGCCAAGAGGCTGGTAGCCGCCATAGCCGCCCATCGGGCTAAACCCGCCGAACCCACCAAACATCCCATACGGATTAGCGTAGGCAAAAGAGGACATTGCAGGCGAGGCATAGCCGCCAAAGCCGCCGTATCCACCATATCCACCAAAACCACCAATACCGCCAAGCCCCATCGCGAACGGCGAGAAGGACATCGGCGCTTCGTAAGGCGCGGAATAACCACGCGCGCCACCCGACATGTATTCGGGAGACTGGCGCATAGCAGCAGCGATAGCCGCAGGGCTTACGCCGCCGGCATAAGCATTCCGCCAATAGGACATACCAGACGGGTCAGCATTTCGGCCAAGATTCTGCTGGTACAGGTTATTGATGACAGCCTGCGGGGAGAAAGAAGAAGCCCCAGAGCCAAGCGAAGCCGAGTAAGAGCCATAACGGTTCCGCGTGGGCATACCCATCTGCACGAAAGCGCCGGGGTCATACGTCAAAGGCTTTTGAGCAGCCGGCATTCCCGCCGCCGCAGCGCCAGCAGCCTTTTCTGTAGTTCCAGCAGCCGCCGCGTCGGTTTTGGCAGCAGTCGTAGAATCAGTTTTTGCAGTTGTCGTTGCGTTGTTAGTGGCCGTACCTGCGGTCGTGCCAGTGGTCGTCTTTGCTCCAGTATCTTGATAGACACCGGGCGTAACTCCCTGATTTACGTCGTAATTTTTGCCTTCTTCAGAACCGGCAATGCCTTTCTGCACATCAGCAAACGAAGTGCCCTGCGCGAGAAGATTTTCCCAATAGTCCGTTTCCGAAGCATCTTTCGGGGCCCGGCCAAGTTCTTTCTGATAGAAATCGGCAACAGCCTGTTCGCGAAGGCCCGGAGCAATCGTGTTCTGAAAGTCCTCGTTAGACATCGAGGCTTCACGATCAGGGTTTGTCCAGTCGTTATATTCTTCGCGGTACTGCCATCCCGTGTTGTCAGGTATACCGCCGGCTGCGTAGCCAGAACGCGGAACAAGGCCACCGTATTCATAATCGCCCGGTTCATTCACCGCGCCGCCCATCCGCGACGGAATAAGGCCGCCGGCGTAGCGCGCCATGCGCTTGGCGGAATCCTCAGTAGCCTTCTCATAATCAACGGTCTTATAGCCACCAGAAAGGCCGACCGCCTCTGGGTGCTTCTTCTCAACCTCATCGGCCATCAAGCCGATCTGGGTGCGGTCATCGCCCTTATACTTAAACCGATATATTGGAATGCCGTCTTTCGTCGTGCCAATCTTCTCAGCGTCTTCCTTTAGGCGACGATCCGAGAAGAACCCACTACCGCTGCTCTGCGTGGTCGTGGTGCTGCCAGATAGCGCGCCGGTGCCCATAGCAAGGTTCCCAAGGAACTGAACCTGCTGATAGGGGAAGCCCTGCTGCTGCATAAACTGGTTGTACATGGCCGTCTTGGCGGCCTGCTCGGTCTGCTGCTGCTGCTGCCCAGCAGCCATCTGAGCCTGCGCGC